GTCGTTGTCGTTCTGGTCGCGGTCCTTCCGGGTTGGCTTGTCGGCCGTCCCGTCGTCATCGGCGTCGTCGTCGATCGCGTCGTTCAGCAAACGCTGCGCGTCTGCGTCGTCAACGTCGAAATCGTCGTCGATGTCGTCAGCCTGGTTGCCCGGCTTAGTCATGGTTGTTCCCTTTCCCGGTGCGGGATTGACCGCCACGTCTTTGCGACGCGGCGCAGAAATTGGGGGTTAGGGCTAAGCGCCCTTGACCGATCCGTTCGCTTGCCACGAATCGGGGATCATGTTGGAAAGGTTCAACGCCTTGGCGCGGCGGATGATGAACCGCCGTACCTTGCGTCGCCCTTCCTCTCCGCCCTTCGCCCGCCCGACAGCCTTGATGGCCTTGGCGAGATCGGCGCGGTTGCGGATGGGGAATCGGCCGCCGGACCCCTCGGAGTCCGGCATTGCCTTCCCTGCCTTGGCGAGCTTCTTGCGGGTGTCGGTGTCCGGCCCGGCCATTACGCAGTCGCTACCTTTCGGCCCGTCTCGGGGTCGCGCCCCTCGTAGGCGCGACGAAAGCGCTTGAAACCGTCCTTCTGGCCACGGGCCACGTCACGCCACAGCTCCTGGAATTCGCGGCCTCGACCAGGCCAAGCCTGCGACTTGGAGAACATCGCTTCCGCGGAGCAGGCGCAGTGGTCGTGGTATTGCGCGCCGACCGGGCGGGACCGGCCCGGATTGACAACGGTGGTGGCCGACCGCTGCGACCGATACACCGGTCCGCGGCTCGACAACATCGCGCAGAAAGCGCACGGATCGCCGTCGGTGACCCGCAGCCACCCAATCGCCTCGGGGTCGTTCTCGACGAGTTCGAGGTGAGTGGTCCGGCCGCCGGTGAGGACGTGCCGCCCGGCGGAGCCGCCTGCTTCGACGAGGGCCTCACGGGCGGCTTCCTCGGGGGACTTCCCGCGCTTCCGCTTGGCCTTGATGTTCGACGGCCCCATGACCAGCAGCGACGTTTCGGCGGCGTCGTCCTCGTTGTCCCACTCGATCGTCACCCGACGCAGGCCACCCCGCGACGGTGCCCGCGTAGAACGCCGACGAGAGTTGACCCTGCGGCCAGACTCGCGACGCTCAACCACCGGCGCGGGGTGACCTGCGTTGGGCAGCTCGACGGCGCGGAACTGCGTGTAGTAGTTCTGCGCCGCTTCTGCGCTGTCCTCACGGAAATCAGCGATGAGCCGCATCACCGATGCCGCCCACGCCGGGGCCGTGCGGTCCAGGTCCCGCGGGTCGAGCAAATCCCACTGGTCCATGAATTCGCGAAGGAACGCCGCCCGGATCGCGATTTGCGCAACCCGGTGGGCTTCGGTCATCCGCTCCCCGCGGGGAGTGCTGGCCATCAGTAGCTGCCGTCACCGCGCGACTGTGGGTCGGCGGGTTGATCGCTCGACGCCGGGGCCTCCGGCGCGGGAACCGCCTTTGCCTGGCGCTCCATCTCCAGCTTCATCCGCATGATGGGGTCGCCCTCCATCGCCATCCGCGCCCACTCCTCCACATCGGAGCGTTCGACGCCAGGAATGCGGCCCCACAGAGCCTTGACCGGGACACCAAGCATTTGCGCGGCCTTGCCCAAAGCGTCAACCGCCTGCGAGATCGAACGGATTTCGGTGTCCTGCCACGACACACGGCCGGTCACGTCGCGGGCGTAGTCGTCGCTGCCGTGCAGCATCGCGGCCAGCCGCAGCGCCTGGACGTGGGACTTACCGAAAGACTTCTGCCGCTCCGTCACCTTCTGCGTGTGCGCGGCACGCGCGGCGGCGAGAGCTTCCGCGGACAGGTTCGCGAGTTGCCCAGTCAATTCGTGGGTGGGGGTCTGCGTGACCGCCGCCAACGCCTCAATGTCCGACCGCCACGCGTCGATGAAACCATTCAACGGGGTTTCGTCGAGCGTCCCGAACTTCGTGTCCGGGTCCTCCGCCACAAGCAGGTCGTCCTGGCGCAAAGAAAGCTTCTTACGGACCGCTTCCTCTTCGGTGTCCGGCTCCGCCATACCGGCGACCGTGCGGATCTTCCACGACGAGTAGTGCTGCGTCAGCATCCGATCAAACGACGTCTTGTTGATACGCGACGCCAACGGAATGTGCGGCTCAACCTCGCCCGGGGTGCGGCCGTCCAAATCCAATTCGTTCGCGTACCGGACGATCGGGACGAGACCGAGATCGTGAGACTCGTCGCTGACGTACTCAAAGTTCGTGTGCGCGTCGTCGACCACCAAGTGATAGATGTGGTTCTCGTCGAACAACTGGAGCTTGTACGTCTTGTCGCGCTGCAAATCGACGTACAGCGCGTACTGCGGCCAGTCATCCGCGGCCGGGTCGTCGAACGCCGCCCACATCTTCCGTGGGCTGATACCGCGGATCACCGGCATGTCGTCGCCCATGAAGTCGACACCGGGCAGGACCGACACGAACGAATAGCCGTACGCCAGGGCGGCGCGGTGCACCGCGATTTGGCGTTGGTCCATGGAGTTGGCCTGCCACACGTGCCACGGCGAGCCCGGGTCGAGTTCGTCCGCGCCGGGGTCGTCGAGCTGCGAGCGGAACCCGTCCACGTACAAGCTCTGCGCCGTCGCGGTCACCACGAGTGACAGCCACGGGACCTTGGACAAGTTCGCCAGGGCCTTGAGTTCAGGGGTGGCCGACCGCGGGATGGGGAGCCGCTCGTGCTCCCACCGGTACCACTTGTCGATGCGGTCGAGGCGTTCCTTCTCGTGCAGGTAGCGCGGGAAAAGGTCCTTCGTCAGCTTCACGGCGGCGTCGTTCGAGAGCACTGCGGACCGGCCGCCTTCCTGTGTGTCATGGGCCCTGACCAGGGCACTTGTCGTTAGGTGGCCGGTTCGCTACTGTCTGCGACGGCCGGGCCCTCCGCCTTGAACGGCGATGTAACTGGGGCCTTGACGGTGGGTCCGGCTGCGTGCTCCTGCTCCCCGCATCCCGGGCCCGAATCCCGGTAAAGCGGATGCAGGGTCGGGCCCGGCGTAGCCATCCGGCTTATACGCGGGCCCGACACCCAAAGGACGCGTAGCTCAGTTGGTAGAGCACCGGGGTGAAGTTCCGGGTGTCAGCGGTTCGATTCCGCTCGTGTCCACTTACCGTTCAGGTATGCAGATGCGTAAGGGCCCGATCCCGACGGCGTGCCCGAATTGCCAATCAGTCGTGATTCACGTCGAGGTGTGGCCGACGTACAACCAGGCTGGGCAGATCGCCGAGTGGGCCGCGATACCCGCCGAGTCCGCGATGGATCATCTGCGCGAGTGCACGAACGATCCCGACGCGGCGGCTAAGGCGATGTGGATTTCCGCTTAGCGCAGCAGCGAAGCAACATTCACGCCGATACCGGCGTCGAGGTCGACCGCGGCCTTGAGAACGGCGTCGAGGTCGACGAGCAAACCCGTCTTCACCGCCACGTCGGCCTTCACGACGACCGCCGGGGGCACGTCCAGATCAATCACTATCGCGTCGAGCATGATTTCCTTTCCTCACCAGATCTTCCCGGTGCGTGGCGGCCCCTTCTTACTCGCAGCTGCCAGCAGATCAGCCCGCGCCATGTCGGCGAGCTGCAACGCGGCGAACGCGTCCACCTTTCGAGGACTGTCCCGCCGCTCCTTTCCGAAACTGATTCCCCATTTGTTCGGGCGGCGCCGCGCATTGAGTACGTGACGCCGCAGTAGGGAACCGCCGTCGTGGTGCAGCGACCCGTCCTGGATCGCCGCCACGAGACGCTCAGTGGCCGCTGTGAGGATCGCGAGACGGCCACGCATGTCCCACCCGACCATCGACCGTGGCGACGCCGACACTTCCAGCTCCGCGCCGAAGTCGGACGACCACTTGTCCACATAGGATTCGAAGTGGGCGACGTCGCTGTAGAACCCGCGCACCCGGTATTGCGCGAACGTTGAGGCGATCAAACCGTCGAAATACTCGCGGTCGACTTCCCAATCGTGCGACTGCAACGGCTTCTCCGCCGCGCCGATGACCGTCGCGAAACGATCGCTGATGCGGAGGGCAACGAGAACGGTCGCGTCGTCGGACTTGGAGCCGTCGAAACCCAACGTGATTTCGTCGCCCGCTTCCAACACGTCGTCGGTTTCGCACGAGTCCCACTCCGCCGCGGTCACCAACGCGTCATCCGGGCTGGTGATCTCGTTGAGGTAGAAACGGCGCGATTCCGCCGGGTGGGTCGACGGGTCGTGGACCTCGGCGATCAGACGGTCCACGCTCACCCACGGCGCATCGCGGTACAGGGTCGTGAGGGCCTCGCGGAGCTTCGGGGTGTCCGACAGATCCTTGACGATCGCCGACGGGTGGTACCGCATGATTCCGAAATAGCCCTGGAGTTGGCCGTCTTGGTCGCGCTCGACCATTTGGTCGGCGGCGATCGCGGTCATCTCGGCGACGGATTCGTCGCCCGGGTTCCACGCGTTCGTCGTTTCCAGGCTTCGCCCGTTCATCTTGCCGAGGTTTCGGCGCAGCACCTTCGCGAGGCCGTGGCCCCCGTTGTTCGCCACCCACAGGTGCGGCTCGTCGAGGATGGCGTCCGTTGTTCGCGCGCCCTCACGAGACGGCGCCGACGCGGTCACCGGCTGCAAAAACCCGTTCGCGGTGCGGACCCGGGTGATGCCGAGATCGAGCCCGTGCATTTCGTTGGCGGCGCGGCCCATCCGCAGCATCGACAACACCAAACTCATGGTGTTGTCGGTCTGGTCCTGGGAAACGGCGGCAAGTTGGATGATCGGTGACGGGTGCGGTCGCCCGACCGGTTCCCCGTCGGCGTCGAAACCGTCGAACACTGTTTCCGCACCCAACGCGCAACAACTGAGCGCAGCAGCAAGGGGCGACTTTCCAGAACCCTTCGGCAGCACGATCTGGCCGCGCCGGTAGAGGTACTGCCCCAAGTTGTCGACCGCGTACCACCACAGCACGATCCGGGCCTGTGTCGGGGTCCAGTCCCACGGGTCCCCAGCATGATCACCATCGGGCTGGGCGAGGAACTCCGACCCCCACGCGAGGACACCCCACCCGAGGGTGCCGATGCCGTGGTCAGGCGGCAGCCCGACCGGCAGACCGTCCGCGGCCAGGGGGAGGCGGTCCACGCGTTCTCCCTGGTCTAGTAGGCTGTGCTCCAAGTCACGTGACCATCAGTGGCCAGGGAAAAACGGGGAGCAACATTGGTCGTTTCTGGACGAATCACGCGTTGGGCAGACGCTCACCCGACGATGACCTATCACGGAATGACGGTCATCGCGGTCTTGTCCGGCGGGCTTTTCAATCTGGCCATCGGCGTGCATTCAGGCTGGCAGGCGCTCACGCGCGGGGTGATGGGCGGCGCAATCACGCTGCTCGTCTTCCTCACGTACTTGCGGTGGGAATTGCGCCGCAAGGGCCACCTTCGCGGCAAATGACGAATTCCAGCCAGTAATCCGATCATGAAGGGTATAGCGGTGACAGAGGCCAAAGTCAAGTTTGACGTTATCGGCGCACTCCGCCGATTCCGCGAAAGGTGGTTCGGCCGGACATTCCTCGATATCGAGTCGTCCGAGCCGATCGTCGAGACCGCGGCGCAGATGCTGCACACCATTCGGCACCGCGCCGGTACCGGGAGCGTGTGCGGGCAGTGCCGCGCTTACGCCGAGGCCGTGCACTTCATTTACCGGAACGAAATTGCCGTGGTGGGTCCGACGGCCGTTGACGGCTGGATGGCAGCGCGAGAGCGGTACAGCTCGTCGCGCCGCGACGGCGCGGTACACGGCCCGGAATGCACCTTGGGCATCCACGGTAGCGAGTCATGCTCTTGCGACCGCGCCGCACAGGAACTGGCCGCTACGGAATGGATGATGGCCTACCAGCGGCCCGACCTTCGTGACACGTGGGTGGGCAAGCTCCCTCGCAGGTAGCTCCGCCGCCAGGATTCGAACCTGGATCATCTGAACCAAAATCAGACATGCTGCCGGTTACACCACAGCGGAAAGGGCGACACCCATGCTCGCACGCAACGTCCCGAAGAAATCATCATTCAGCGTCCAAAACTGCGTCGTCGTCACCGTCGAGGACAACGGCGACGTCGTCCTACGGCATTCCAACAGCGGCGACGAGGCCGTCCGCTACACGGCCGAGGCGTACACCGAATTCATCCAAGGCGTGAAGGCCGACGAGTTCGACTACCCGACCGACTGACCACGAACGACCACAGGAGGCGTGGCCCAACGATAGAGGCAGCCGTCTTATAAGCGGCGAGGTGCCGGTTCAAATCCGGCCCGTCTCCACGGGAGCCGAACCACACGCAGGGGGGAGAACGGGGTGATCAATGAAGATGACAACGCTGTGTATGACCGAACGGTTCTGCAAGTGCGGGTCGGAACTGATGATCGAGTACGCGGGCGACCCCAGCGCAGATTCCGCCGTCGTGCGGATGTTCGACGAACTACACCACGGGCCTGACTGCGGCCCCGTTTCTCCACAGGTCGCGGCCGTCGCCCGCAGCAAGATGGTGCGGCGCGAACTCCGCCACCGCATCGTCGAGCCCGAACCCGAACCCGACGAGGCCACCGAGGATTGGACGAACGTGCCCGACGAGGAAACCCCGTTGTTCTGCGCCGTCCGCGACGAGCTGGCCGAGGGCGAGGGGTTGCCGCAATAGACGTGGCGGGTCGCCAGGGAGGGTTCCAGCTCCTGCCTGAACTGCGATTTTCGACCCGGTTCGCCTTCCGACCGGGGCCGCGGAAAGGGAGGTCCGGCCACAAGTGGGCCGGGGGTTAAGGCGCTATGGCCGGACTGGGCGCCCATCCTGCGAGTTGACCCCCGGCCCCAAAGACATCCCGTTCGGCCGGTATCGGGGTACCGCGATAACCGAACGAAGACCCGGCGTTCATTGGGATGAGCCGGGCGGGCCCGGGATTCGCTACGGCGGTCCCGGGCCCGGTCATGTGTCGGCGGAGGGTAGAGGTGCCGACCCCCACGGGCTACGAACCCGCACCGCTTTTCGAGAGCAGTTGCACCGCCGGGTGCTTACCCTCCCAGCCGGGCCGCTCAGCCCGTCTTGCCCGCTCCGCTACCCCAACGCACCCGCGCCGCCGCTACGGCCTTCTGGCTCGTCACAGCGCGCTTCCGCGCCGCACCCGCCGGGGAGTCCGGGATCTTCAACTTGGCCAGCAGACCGGCCAACGTGGTCCGGTGCATCCGCAGCTCCGACACCAGAGGCGACGCGGTCAGCTGCCCCATCGACCCCTTGACCATCAGGTCGTTGTCGATCAGCTCCAGCTCCAGGCGCTCGATGATGTCGGCCTCGCGGCACGCGTCGGTCAGGATGCGCAGCTCGTCCGGGCGGAGCTCAAACCGGGGGATGATCGAATTCCACAGCGCGAGGCCCTGCGTGTCGAGGCGGGCCGGGGTCGGCGGCGGCGGGTCGAAACCGGTCTCGCCGCCGTCACCCACAGAATCGGCCATCGTCGTTCTCCCAAGAAATCGTGGCGGTAGGCGGTGCGGGTCGCGTGAAATCCGAACACGCACAAGAACCCCAACGGCATGGGGCGGGCTCAGTGAGCCCGCCGTTCCATGGATGGAATGCGGCGGTGTGCCCGCACTCGCAGGGGTCCATCCACATCACGTCGTGGTCCATAAAGCCTTTCCATTGCGGACATGGCTAATGTTGGCACAGTTTGACAAACTGCGCTAATCTCGCAATTGCGGATCGGCCAATTCGCAAAGGTGCGCGAGACTCCGACCGCCCCTATCGGTGCATACGCGGCCCGCGTTCCCTGACCGAAGGGGGGTCGGATCTCCGCACGATACACTGAAATCCACGCCGTGAACGCTGGGACGTACAGCCGCCTGTAAAGCGGTTCCCTACGGGTAGCAAGGTTCGATTCCTTGGCGCGGCACGCCCGGCTAGCTCAACGGCAGAGCAGCGCCCCTACACGGCGACGGTTCGAGGTTCGAGTCCTCGGCTGGGCTCTCGTCAGTGGTGCAAAGGTCGGCCCGGCCAACCCGGGTCAGCGCCGCGCGGCGCCGTCAGCCCTTGCTAGCGGGGCACACAAGCGCCCGCACAGCTTCACGCACGCCCACCAATGGGGTGAGGAGATCCGGGGTTCGAGTCCCCGGCTGACGACCAACTGGTACAATTGGGTCCTCGCGCGCACGCGCGAGCAGGGGAAAAAGGGGCCCACATGACGATGTACGAAATGCTGTTTCCCGGCGCAAACCCACAACTCGCCGAGAACGTCCTCTCCAAACTAGGACTCCCGCGCCACGTCCGCACCCGCGACGTCTGGATCGAACCCGGGTCCGACGGCGACCCGATCCTGCGCATCCTCACCCGCGTAGGAGGCGGTAACCGTCGCGACTACAGCGAACAGATCGCCAAACTCCAAGCCCACCCGCAATACCTGTTCGACCACGACGAAGCCGCATGGGACCGCACCTACGCATCGTTCTACTTCCGCATCCCCGACTTCCTCCCTAAATTCACCGCCGACATGATCGCCGAAGACAAGCCGGTGAACATGAAGGAACGCGCCGACGCCACGCTCGAAACCGCGTCCAAACGGTGGGAACGCGGCGAATACACCGAAGCAGAACAGCGAATCCGCGACCAACTCACCGGCCTCATCGACGGCACCACCACCCGCGGAATCATCGAGATCTGATGGACGAACAAGAGCGCAACCGCCGCCTCGTCGCCGCGATCAAAGCCGGTCAATCGCCACTCGACGAAGACATGCTCCGCATCATGCGCGGAATGGCCGCCGCCAACCTGGACATCCCCGGGCCGCGCGTAATCCAACTCATCGACGCCTACTGGGCGCTTCTCCAGCAATCGCGCATCATCTGATGAGCGAACGCGCGCTGCTCATTGTCGCCGCGGTACTCGCCGTGATCTGCACGGTCATGGCAATCGTCAGCATCCGGCACGGACTCCGCGAAAACTTTCTCCCCGAACCGGAACCAACCGAAGAGATCCACCCCGACGACTACAACCGGAGGTTCTTCCGTGACTGAGAAGCTCACCGACGACCAGCTACGCCGCGCAAAGCAAGCACTCGCGCGAGCCAAAGGCGTCCAACCCCAAAACGTGCTGACCACCAGCGTCTACCTAGAACTCGCCGCCGGAACGATCATCACCCACGCCGACATCGACGAACCGGGAAACACGGAATGAACCGCGTCTGGCGCCGT